GGATTTCATATAATAATACAACTGGTGCAATTTCAAGCACAATCACACAATATACAGATGCATCTGCAAGAGGTGCCATTTCTGTAACTGACTCTGGTGGTGATGGATCACTAGCATACAACAATACTACTGGTGTAATTACATACACTGGACCTTCTGCGTCTGACGTTCGCGCTCACTTCAGCGCAAGCACTGGTATTAGTATTACTAGTGGCGCAATTTCATCCACTATTACCCAATATACCGACTCACTAGCAAGAGCATCCCTAAGTTTTACTGCTGGTTCAGGAGCATATAACAGCACAACTGGTGCTATTACCATCCCAACTAATACCAGTCATCTAACTAATGGCGCAAACTTTATTACTCTGACAAGTCTAAGTGCTGGTACAGGGATTTCATATAATAATACAACTGGTGCAATTTCAAGCACAATCACACAATATACAGATGCATCTGCAAGAGGTGCCATTTCTGTAACTGACTCTGGTGGTGATGGATCGCTTGCTTACAACAATACTACTGGTGTAATTACATACACTGGTCCAAGTGCAACAGATGTCCGCGCTCACTTCAGCGCAGGAACAGGTGTTACTATCACTGATGGTGCAGTTGCTATTGGTCAGGCAGTTGGAACTGGTTCTAACGTTACATTCAATGATTTAACTGTTAGTGGCAATCTTACTGTTTCCGGAACTACTACTACAGTAAATACCGAAACAATCAATCTTGCTGATAATATTATTACATTAAATAGTAATGAAGCTGGCACCCCAAGTCAGAATGCGGGTATCGAAGTTGAACGTGGTACTTCTACTAACGTGGCCCTTCAATGGAATGAAACTAGTGATGTCTGGGAATACACAGTAGACGGCACCAACTATATTCCTGTGGTTGGTACTACTGCAACGCAAACTCTTACAAACAAGACACTTACCAGTCCAACACTAACAACACCAGCATTAGGTACTCCTGCTTCTGGTGTAATGACCAATGTAACTGGTACAGCATCTGGATTAACTGCGGGTAATGTAACAACCAACGCAAACTTAACTGGACATATTACATCAGTAGGTAATGCAGCGGTACTTGGATCATTCACTTCTGCCCAACTCCTAGCAGCCTTAACTGATGAAACTGGTACTGGTGCTGCCGTATTTGCTAACAGTCCAACACTCGTAACTCCTGCATTGGGTACTCCAAGCGCATTGGTAGGCACAAACATCACGGGTACTGCCTCGGGTCTTACTGCTGGTAATGTAACAACTAACGCAAACTTAACTGGGCATATCACATCGGTAGGCAACGCAGCGGTACTTGGATCATTCACTTCTGCTCAACTCCTAGCAGCCTTAACTGATGAAACTGGTAGCGGCGCTAATGTTTTTGCCACAAGTCCAACGCTTGTTACACCAACTATTGGCGTAGCAACTGCCACATCTGTTAACAAGGTTGCGATTACTGCTCCAGCAACTGGTTCTACTCTAACACTTGCCGATGGTTCTACTCTAGCAACTTCTGGTGCGTTTAGCACAACTCTAACTGCCACTGCTGCAACTAATGTAACATTACCAACTACTGGCACTCTAGCGACACTTGCTGGTACAGAAACTCTTACCAATAAAACATTAACAACACCAGCGCTGAATGGTGCGGTTGTAGATAATAACAACGCTGTTTCTGCTGCGGGTTCAACTCAAGCGGGTGCTACTGCTCTAACCGTAGATTATAACGTAGTTACTACAGTTGCTGCATCTACTGGAGTTAGACTCCCAACTGCCACGGCTGGTCGTAGAATTGTAATTGTTAACAAGGGTGCAAACACTGTTAGCATCTATCCAGCAACTGGTGGAACAATCGACGCATTATCAGCAAACGCAGCAATTCAGGTCGCAGCAAATGGTTCAATTGAAATAATGGCATCATCATCTACACAGTGGTATTCTATCTCTCGTGTTGCAATTTTTGACTCTACTGGGGCTCTACTTAACTAATGTCAACTGTAGTCCAATTAAAAAGAAGTGAATCCGCAGGTTCAATCCCAACAGTAAATGATATTGCTGTTGGGGAACTCGCAGTAAATTTAGCAGATGGTGCGCTGTATTCTAAAAGAACCGATGGTGCCATTATCGAAATTGGTGGCAATTTACCAGACGAGTATTATCTTTCATCAAACCAAGATTTTGGTTTAATTACACAAAATGTAGATGCCACGTTAAATTTGGGTGATGTTGGAACTGAATCTTCTGCATCAAAAAGTCTTGGTGATATTAGCATTTACGTTGAATCTGTCGGTGTGCCTGCTTCATCCGCATCATCTGGAACAGTAAATACTATCGCAATTGATACCAATTATCTCTACATCTGTGTTGCAACCGATACTTGGAAGAGAGTGCAACTCTCTTCCTGGTAGTTATAAATAGTCCCAAAGAGGACAAGATATGGCAATTTCATCAAGACAAGGGTTAATCGATTACTGCCTTCGCAGACTCGGATTTCCGGTAATTGAAATCAACGTTGATGACGATCAGATTGAAGATCGTATCGATGATGCATTGCAGTATTTCCAAGAGTTTCATTTTGATGGCGTTGAGAGAGTGTATCTTCAACACCAGGTTACGGGCGCAACGCTTAAATTTTCTGGTCTATCAGCTCCATCATTTGAAGTAGGTGAGTTATTGATTGGTGCAACTTCTGGTGCAAGCTGCTACGTTGTTTCTATCAACGGCACAAATTTAATTGTAAGTAAAGTATCTGGAACATTTACAGCCAGTGAAATAGTTACAGGTGAAACTTCTGGCTTTAGTAGAACATTAGCACCAACAGCTTTTTATACTCCAGGTGATATTGAGAATGGATATGTATCTATTCCTGATGCCGTTATTGGCGTTATCAGAGTATTGCCAGTAAATGGTCCAAGCTCTGGTATGAATAACGCAAACAATATGTTTGATATTATGTATCAATTCCGTATGAACGATATGTATAATCTATTGTCGGCCGACATGATTTATTTCACTCAAATGAAACAATACTTGTCGATGTTAGACATGCTTCTGGTAGGCGATAGATCATTTGCATATAATCGTAAGACAGACAAGCTAGAAATTCATTGTAAATGGACCGATGTATTTGAACCTGGCGATTTCATTATTGTTGAATGCTACCGCATTGTCGATCCAAATACATACACTCAGGTCTATGATGATAGATTCCTGAAAGAATATGCTACCGCTTTAATTAAAAAGCAGTGGGGAATCAATATGAAAAAATTTGGTGGTATGCAATTACCAGGTGGCATCGTCATGAACGGTCAGCAAGTCTACGATGAAGCAGTTGAAGAACTTCGGATGATACAACAAGATATGCAACTTAGCTCGGAACTTCCCGTCGATTTCATGGTGGGATAAGATATGCCTACCAACTTCTACTTTCAATCAGGTAATACATCTGGCACAACAAACGAACAGCGTTTGTTGGAGGACCTGGTTATCGAAAGCATGAAGATTTATGGGCATGATGTTTACTATCTACCTAGAACCATAGCAAACCAAGATTCAATTCTATTTGAAGATGCGTTATCATATTTCACCCAAGCATATCCATTGGAAATGTATCTTGAAAACACAGAGGGCTTCGAAGGTCAAGGTGAACTACTAACAAAGTTCGGCTTTGAGTTTAGATCGACCGCAACGTTTGTTGTCGCTAGACGCCGTTGGGAAGAATCTGTTGGTAGAAATGCAGAAAATTTACAGTTACCAGAGCGTCCATCTGAAGGTGATCTGTTGTTCTTTCCTAAAACAAAGACGTTCTTTCAAATCAACTATGTGGACTTTTTAAATCCTTTCTACCAGTTGGGAAAGATTTACACATATAGAATGTCATGCCAAGTATTTGAATTTAGTTCTGAAACTATCGATACTGGTCTTGAAGAAATTGATAGCATTACTGATGGCTTAACTCAAGACATTTTTGATTGGCAACTTATCATGGAGTCTGGTGATTTTGTTCTATCGAATACCGGCGACTCAATTATCTTACAAGAAAGCGGTACAACAAACGTCGATTCTTTAGATCAGACTAATGAGTTTGAAAACGAAGCGGGTGAGTTCTTAGATTTCACAGCATTCAATCCATTCGGTGAAGTTCAAGTAAGGACAGCGGCATAATGTTTTTAAAGCAGCATTTTTATCATCAACATATTCGTAAAGCTATCATTGCTTTTGGAACGATATTCAATCAACTAACCGTAGAGCGTAAAAACTCTGCGGGCGAAGTGGCTCAGTCCATTCGAGTGCCTCTGGCATACGGACCTAAAGATAAGTTTCTAGCAAGAGTTGCTGCGGTACCTGGAAATGATCCTGCGTCTGTTGCAATCACATTACCTAGAATTGGGTTCGAGATTACAGGCCTTCAATATAATCCACAACAGAAACTGAATATTCTTACCAAGAATATAGCAGTGGGTGTGGGTGACGATGCAGATAAAGTAAGAGTGCAGTATACTAGCACCCCATATACTTTATCGATATCTCTTTTTATTGTGACTAAAAATCAAGATGATGGTCTTCAAATTATCGAACAGATTTTACCGTTCTTCAATCCAGATTTTTGTGTGTCCATAACTGATATTCCAGAAATGGGAATCAAAAGAGACTTACAAATTATATTAGAGAATGTTTCATACGAAGATAATTACGAAGGTGAGTTTACACAAAGACAATCTATTGTGTGGAATCTAACCTTCAATCTTGGTATAAACTTCTACGGTCCAGTTGATATGCAGGGTTATATTAAAACTGCAATTGCCAATACATATGCGGCCATTAATCCGAGCGCAGACACACAAGAAAAAATTAAGTATCAAGTAACCTATACGCCTAATGATGCATCCTATCTAGATGATTGGAATTATGTGGAGCAATTTGATGAAGCCTACGAATAATCAATACGATAAATTAGATGCCATTTTTGGCACACATATGGATGAAGTTCTGAGTTTGAAAGAAGAAAAACTACCAGTAGTGGTTGAAGAACCATTGCTGCCAGAAATCATATCTGCGGGTGATGATATTGAAGATGACTATCTGGCCGCAAGAAAAAAACTAAACGATTTGATTGGTACCAGCCAGCAGGCTCTTGATGGTATGTTGAATGTTGCTCTAGCTAGTGATAGTCCTCGCGCATATGAAGTGGTGGGTCAGTTGATAAAGACCACGGGTGATGCAGCCAAAGACCTTCTTGATTTGCAAGCAAAGAAAAAGAAGTTGCGAGAAGAAGAACCAAAGAAACAGAATATTGATACACAAAACAATATCATCTTTTCTGGTTCCACATCTGATTTACTTAAAGCATTGAAGGCCGAGAAAGCTAAAGTAATAGATCATGAGTGAGGAATCCTCGTACCACGGTAATATTAACTTAAAGCCGATTGGTCATAAGCATAACTTTACATTTGAGCAACTGGCAGAGATTGAAAAATGCCAGGAAGATCCTATTTACTTCATTGAAAATTATTGTATGATTGTTACTCTGGATTATGGTCTACAGTTGTTCAAGTTGTATGATTGCCAGAAAGAAAAAGTAAAACATATTCTAGATAATCGTAAAGCGATTCTTATGGAAGGTCGCCAGCAGGGTAAAACTATTACTTCGGCTGCTTGCATTCTTTTGTATACTCTCTTTCAAGATTCTAAAACAGTTGCTATCATGGCAAACAAGACAGCCGCTGCTCGTGAAGTTATGGCTCGTTATCAAGGTATGTATGAACACTTGCCTCTATGGATGCAACAGGGCGTCAAGACATGGAACAAGGGTGACGTAGAGCTAGAAAACGGCTCTAAGATTTTCACCGCTGCTACAACTGCATCTGGTATTCGTGGTAAGTCTGTTAACTGGCTATACATCGATGAAGCCGCGATCATTCCAAACACCGTCGCAGAACAATTCTTTGCTTCTGTTTATCCTACTATTTCGGCGGGTCAAACAACAAAGATTCTTCTGACATCAACTCCACTCGGTTACAATCACTTCTGGAAATTCTGGAACGAGGCTGAAAAAGGAAACAACGGCTTTGTGCCTATGTTTATTCCTTACCACAGAATTCCTGGTAGAGATGAAGCCTGGGCAGAAGAGCAACTACGCTTGCTTGGAGAACTAAAGTTTAACCAAGAAGTTCTTTGTGAGTTTCTTGGTTCGAGTAACACTCTCGTTTCAGCCAAGACTTTGGGTGCAATGAGTTCGATTGATCCTATTCACGCAAAAGATGGACTGGATATTTTTGAAGAACCTATCGATGGCCATATCTACGCAATGGGTGTAGATACGGCGCGAGGTGTAGGCGGAGACTATTCTGCCTTCACAGTTTTGGATGTTACAGAAGCGCCATACAAATTGGTGGCCAAGTATCGTGATAATAAAATTGCTCCGATGTTGTTTCCTAATATCGTAGCTAAAGTAGGTACCGACTACAACAAGGCATATATTCTTGTTGAAATCAATGATATCGGTCAACAAGTGGCTGATATTCTACACATGGAGTTAGAGTATGATAATATTCTGACTACTGTAAAGACCGCTTTAAAGCAATATCTATCACCTGGGTTTGGTACAAAAACACAACGCGGTGTTAGAATGACGAAACAAGTAAAGAGACAGGGCTGTTTTGCCTTGAAGTCTCTACTTGAAGAACAAAAATTATTAGTATTTGATGCCGAAACTATTTCTGAGTTCTCTACTTTCATCGAAAAGCAGGGAAGTTGGATGGCAGATGAAGGTTACTTTGATGATCTTGTAATGAGTCTGGTTCTATTAGCTTGGATGACAAGTAATCCATACTTCAAAGATATGACAAATGTTGATATCAGAGAAAGAATGTATAAGGACCAGATGGATCAAATTGAAGAGGACATGACTCCGTTTGGAGCAATAAATAATGGATTTCAAGAAGACTATTTCGTATCAAATGGTGATCTTTGGAAAGTATCTGATGAGGATGAGCCTCGACGAGAAGGTTGGCTACTGTAACTTTTACATTTTTATAAATAAAAACATAAAACATAAAACGACAAGTTAATATTGTCAAGTTTACAACGAGGAGAAGAATATGGCTTTTCAATTATCGCCAGGTGTCCTAGTAGCAGAAAAGGATCTAACAAACGTTATTCCAGCCGTATCGACTTCGGCAGGCGCGTTTGCTGGTTACTTCAACTGGGGTCCTGTAGAAGAAATTTTTACCGTAAGTTCAGAAAATGAACTTCGCAAGTATTTTGGTCTACCGCTAAACCCTACCGACTGGTTCACTGCCGCCAACTTCCTGGCATATGGCAACAACCTTCAGCTTGTTCGCGCTGTAGGCTCAGCCGCAGAGAATGCTACATCTGAAGGTAGCGGTGTTTACATTCCTAATCGAGACGCTTATGAAGCCACTTATGCAAACGGTGGCACCCCGAATGGTGATGTAGCTGCTAAATACCCTGGTCTTTATGGCAATAGCCTTGAAGTTCAATATGCCGACGCAACTTCGTTCACTGGCTGGGAATATGCTTCATTCTTTGATGGTGCCCCTGGCACAAGTGCCCAGGCCACCGCGGCTGGTTGTTCGAATGACGAACTACACATTGTAGTTGTCGATACACTTGGTCGTTTTTCTGGCGCAGCAAATACAGTAGTTGAAAGATTTGCATTTGCTTCTAAGCA